GCGTTGCTAGATACGTTCAGGGTCGTAAAGTAAAAGATCCAATGGTTCAAGAAGTTATTAGACAAAATAAAGCAGAAATAGATGCTATGATAGCTGCAGAATCAAATCGTATAGTTAATCAACAAATGCTTCAGAATCAGCAAACAATGGAAATGCAAAGAAATGCCGAGTATGCTATGCGAGAAGCTCAGCGAGCTAGTAATCGTGCGGCATCTCTTTCTATATCTAATGGAACTAATCCGTTTATGTTTGGTCCATAGTATATAGAAAGGAGACATAGTATGAATTTTAGAGATCAAATGTATGATATTAGTTATCCTACATATAGTGATCAATATTTGATGCATCACGGCATTAAGGGTATGCAATGGGGTGTTAGACGATATCGTAATTACGATGGTAGTTTGACTGCTGCTGGTCGTAAACAGAATCGAGCTGAAAAAAGAGCTGAACGAAAAGCACAAAAAGCTGAGCTTAAGAGGTATAAGCAAGGCGCTAAAATGGTTGCTAATAAATCAGATAGTGCAGTTACTAAGAAAGTTAAGAATGATTACAACAAACTTAGTGAAGCTGATTTTCGTAGAAAGTATCTTGTAGGAAAGAAGACATACGCTAAACGTGTTGTGAAGAGCTCTACTGGCGATCCATTTGCAGATAGGCGAGCTAAGATGTCTCAGAAACGGTTCGATCGAGAAGTGGATCGAGAAGTGGATTATCGTACTTCTGTACATCTTGCAGAGAAAGCAGAGCGAGTTAATGCTAATAGATCTACGGGATCTAAACTTGTTACAACTGCATTAGTTGGTACACGAGGTAATACGGCATATAATACTGCTAGGGCTGCTGGTGATTCTAAGGTAAAAGCTACAGCATCGACTGCGATCCTTGGTTCAGAATCGACAATGAATCGTGCTGATAGAAAGTACAAGAAGAGTCGCGAAGGTCGTGAGTACGCTTATAAGACTGGTCGAGACTATTATAGGTAAACTATTTATATTTTAGATAGGGGGTGACAAATGTCTTTAAAAGATAGGTTTGCAAGTGCATGGAATGCATTTCAAAGTGATAAAAGTCGTCAAAAAGAAATTGACGAACCACAGAATTTAATGTATAGCACTTTTGGTTCTTCTGGATATTTTAGAGGCGATAGACATCGACTTAGATTTAGTAGTGAACGATCTATTCTAAACTCAGTGTTTAATAGAATTGCAAATGATGTTGCCTCTACTCAGATTCAGCATATTCGTACTGATGATAATGGTAGATACATTGAAACTATCAAATCTGGACTTAATGAGTGTCTTACCCTATCTGCTAATATTGACCAAACCTCTAGAGATTTTTGGGTGGATTTAGTTCTATCAATGCTTGACGAAGGTGTTGTAGCTGCTGTTCCAGTTGATACTAATATTAATCTGGATAGAAGTAGATCGTTTGATATTCTATCTATTCGAACTGGTCGAATAACTAAGTGGACTCCATCATATATTTCAATGGAAGTGTATAATGATCGTAATGGAAAGCAACAAGAAATTACACTACCAAAAGAAAAAGTAGCTATACTGGAGAATCCATTTTATTCAGTTATGAATGAGCCAAATTCGACTCTTAAACGATTAGTGTATAAAATGAATTTGTTAGACCAGATCGATGGGCAAAAAGCATCATCTAAACTGAACTTACTGGTCCAGTTACCATATTCACTTAAATCACCAACAAGAGTAGCTCAAGCAGAAGAACGTCGAAAAGTTCTTGAATCACAACTTGAAGATTCTAAGTATGGAGTAGCTTACATTGATAGTACAGAACATGTCACTCAGTTGAATCGAGCAATAGAGAATGATTTACCAGCTCAGATTCAAACTTTGACTGATCAGTTATACAATCAGATTGGTATTAGTGCTGATGTATTCAAAGGAATTGCTAATCAAGAGCAAATGCTTGTGTATAACAAGAAAGTTCTTAAGCCTATTCTAGATTTGATCGAGCTTGAATTTACTAGAAAGTTTTTAACACCTACTGCAAGAACACAGGGACAAAAGATTGCGTATTTCATTGACGCATTTGACATGGTTACTCCTGATGAAGTTGGTGCTATGGCTAATTCTCTTAGTCGTAACGAGATCCTATCTGCTAATGAATTTAGGTCTATTCTTGGCTTTAAGCCAAATGATGAACCTCGGTCTGATCAGCTTATTAATAAGAACATGCCTGTCAAGGACATCGCTGGAGCACAAGCACAAACTAATCAACAAGTTGATAATGGTTCTGAAAATCAAAATGGAACTATAGCTAATGGTAGTGGCAATGAATTGAGTGATCTTGAAGCTATGTTAAACGATAGCGCTAATGACACTTCATTAGATGATACTGAGGCATTATTAGATCAGTTGGAGCAAGAGCTTAACGGGTGATACTAATGCCAGTATACGCTAATAAATATTATAAGCCTGATAAGGCTCATGAATATTACTTGAAAATTCGTGAGCTAAAAGGTTATAAAGATCGTTACGGTGGTCATAGAGGATTTGGAACTTCTGCTGCTACTAATCCTGGCTTATTTGTTGGGTTAGATAAACCAGTACTACAAAAACTTATTTCTAGAAGAGAAGAAATACAATCAAGACAACCTTCAAGACAAGAAGAGAATGTCAGTTCTAGGAATAATACATATCAAGAACCAGCAAATACTACTACTGATAATAGAGATACAAACACTGGAAGTAGTTCTGGAAATATTTATGCTCAACAAATAGAATCATTACGGATTACTATAGAACAAACTAGAAAAGATACAAACGATACTGTTGCACAAATACAAGAAACTATATTTAATAATACTAACGAGTATAAAGAATCTGTTGAAAAGTTAAGAACAGATGTAGATACACTTAGTAATGATTTAAAAGTTTATACAGAGGATGCTAGAAGTGTAAGCGACGGCTTACATAATAATATTAAAATGTTAAACAATGATTTTAAACTGTATAACTTTGATATGCGAGAGCAGATTGCTAAACTTCGCGAAGAATTAAAAGGCATGACTAAAGCTCAGCGAAAAAAGAAGCGTAAAGAATATCGAGATGAAATCGATAGACTTCGTAAAGACATAAAAAGTAAACGTGAAGAAAAACAAAACAAAGTTGAAAGTCTTAGAGCAACTCTTGAACAAAACAAAGAAAAAGATGATGCTCATAAAGAAACAGAACGCGGAAAGATAAAAACTGTTAGAAAACAAATTTCAGATTTGCGCGAAAAACATCAAAATGAAAATGAAAAGTCTAGAAAACAAATCTCTAATGAGCGTAAGACTATGAGAGAGAAAATTTCTAGCTTACAAGATCAAATAAAAGAGCTTCAAAAGAAACAAGAAGAGGAACGAGAAGCTGAACGTGAAAAACGTGAGCAAGAACAAATTCAAAAGGCTCAAGAACGTGAACAACAGCGGTCACAAAAACAAGCTATACAGAAATCTGATAAGCTTAGGTTGATTCGTGGTCCTAATGGACGACCAATGGTAGTTCCTCAACGATCAAATTCTTCATCTGAGCAAACGTCTGCTCAATCTACAATTAATAAAATCGATAAAGCTCGTGCAAGTAGACAAGCAGCGAAACAAGCTAAAGCTCAAATAACACAGTTACGTGAGCAAATGGCTAAAATGAGAAAAGAAACTAATGCTCAGATAGATAGTATAAAAAATACTATAGAATCAGATAGTGATAAGTATAAAGAAGAAGCTAAATCATATAAAAGTGAAATCGAACAGATTAGAGATGCATTAAGCGAATATTCTGATGAAGCAAGTAAAACTGCTAAAGGTTTACGAAAAGACATTAAGGGTATTAACGGAGAATTTAAACAATTTAACGATAGTACTAGAAATGAAATTGATAAACTTAGAGCAGAGCTTCAAGGAATGACTAAAGCTGAAAGAAAAAAGAAAAAGAAAGAATACGATGCTAAGATCGAAAATCTTAGAGATCAAATAGATAGAAAACGTGAAGAAAAGCAAAATAAAGTAGATAGTATTCGTAATACTATTGACTCTAATAAAGAAAAAACGGATGCTCATAAAGAAGCTGAGCGTAAAAAGATAGAACAAATTAGAGAGAAAATTAAACAATTACGAGAATCACATAGTTCATCTACTAAAGCTCTTCGTGAACAGATTGCTAAATTAAGAGATCAGCTAAATCAACAACTTGGTGGGGTTAAAAACCAATTAAAACAGGTTCAGGACCAAGAGAAAGCTAGAAAAGAACAAGAAGCTCAAGAGAAAGAATCTGAACGTCTTCAACGAGAGGATAAACAGATTCAAAAAGCTCAAGAAAAAGAGTTCAATGCTTTTCTTGAACGACAACCACTTGTTGAAATTCAAAATGGAAGACCTGTTATTACAAAATCGACATCACCATCAAGTGCATCATTTATTGGTGAGTACAGCTCATCTAGAGCAGTTGCTGATAGAATTCAACGAGCTCGTGCAAGTAGAGAAGCTGCTAAACAAGCTAAAAATCAAATTGCAGAGCTACGTAAGCAAATGGTTCAATTGAGGCAAGATAATAAACAACAAGTTGATGTCATTAAAGATAGTATATCTAAAGATACTGAGAAGTATAAGGCTGAAAATGGTGAATTAAAGACTCAAATTGAAACCATACAAGCAGATTTGAAAAAATATACGAGTAATTCTAAAAATGCAGCAAAAGGACTTAGAAGTAATATTAAGTCTCTTAATGCTGAATTCAAATCTTATAATGGTGAAATGCGAGCTGAGATAAAAGAACTTCGTGCTGAATTAAAAGGCATGAGTAAAAATGAGCGTAAAAGAAAACAAAAAGAGTATAAAAATAAGATAGATGCTATGCGTGAAGAAATTACTAAAAAGAGAGAAGAAAAACAGAGAAAAGTTGAAAATATTAGAAACACAATAGAGTACAATAAAGAACAAACAGATGTTCATAAAGAAGCTGAACGTGAAAAAATAGAACAAATTAGAGAAAAAATTAAACAGTTGAGAGAATCTCATTCGACATCAACTCAAACTCTTCGAGATCAGATTGCTAAATTACGAGAGCAATTAAATCAGCAGCTTGATGGTGTTAGAAAACAAATCGGATCTATTCAAGAACAGGAGAAAGCTCGAAAAGAGCAAGAAACTGCTCAAAAAGAACAAGATCAACTCCAAAAAGAAGCTGAGCAAATTGCTAAAGCGCATCAAAAGGAAGCTGAGCAAGAAGCTAAAGCTAAGCAAAAAGAAGCTGAGCGCATTCGTAAAGAGACTGAAAAACTTAGAAAAGCTAAGCAAAAAGAAGCTGAAAAAGAAGCTAAAGCTAAAGTAAAAGAAGCTAAAGCTAAGCATAAGGAAATTGTACGTGAAGCAAAAGCTAAATTTAAAAAAGAAAACAAGAATACTTATAAACAAAAAGTTGCTAAAATAACTGAAGATTTAGCTCGTCAGCGCGAAGAGTATCAAAATAGATTAATGTCTAACATTAATGTTAAAGTATCATCAGATGAAGTCGATCAAATTGCACAAAGAGTTCGACAGTCGTCATCTGGTAATAGATATTCTGCTCAAACTGTAATTGATAGAATAGAAAAAGCACGTAAAAGTAGAGAAGCAGCTAAAGCAGCCAAAGAACAAATTACGCAACTTAGAACACAGATGAAAGAATTACGAAATGCTACTTCAGAAGAAATAAAAACTATACGTGAGTCAATAACATCATCTAATAAGCAGTATAAATCTGATACAGATGATATTCGATCGCAAATAGAAACCATTCAGACTGATTTAAAAGCATATTCTAAGAAAGCATCTGGCGTTGCTAAGGGATTTAGAAAAGATATTAAAGGTCTTAACAAAGAATTTAAAGAGTATAATGCTGGAATGCGTGCTGAAATAAAGAAACTACGTATAGAATTAAAAGAAATGGAACCTAGAAAGCGTAGTAAAAAACGAGAGGAATACCAAAATAAAATTAAAGCTATGCGTGAAGAAATTGATTCTAAACGAGAAGAAAAAAAGAAAAAAGTTGATGACATTAGAGATACTATAGAAAAGAATAAAGAACATACAGATGCTCATAAAGATGAAGAACGTAATAAAATTACTGTATTACGTGAAAAGATAAAAGAACTTAGAGAAAGACATGGCGAGTCTAATGAAGCCCTTAGAAATCAAATACAAAATTTGAGAGATCAGCTTAATGCTGCTCTTGGCGAAGTTAAAGAACAAATAACAACCGTTCAAGATAATGAGCGAGCTCGTAAAGAGCAAGAA